CTTGCATAAGCTTCTGTATTTTACGCTCATGCTCAATGTTAGTGCTACGCAGTAAATTACCATGATCATCTTTCTTAAACATTTCAGCTTCAATAGATTCCCATGACAATCCAGCAGGAGCTACATCGTTTTCAGTAGGCAGTTTAACAGGTGCAGTTGCGCCTACTAACATTTCAATTAGTTGAATGTTTTCTGCTGTTGTTACTAAATCTTTTGCTTTTTCGTAAGTTTCTGCATCAAGGTTATTTTTCATAAACCCATCTACATTGTTAATACGATCTTGCGCGTTATCTCCTAATTTAGCAATTTCTGCTTCTTGATTAACTTCTTGTACAGCATCATCTTGTGCAGATAATAACTCCCATGCGCGGCCAAAGGCTTCTTGCGACATATTTGTATCATCTGCGAAAGTTATTAACTCTTGTAACAATGCATCATCATTTTCAATTCCTTCAGGATGCATATAACCATCTTTAGGCGTACCTTTAAAACCACCAAACTTTTTTTCTAACTCAGCATATCCTTTAGCTTGATCAGCCACGGATTTGTACTTGTTAGCATTGAACCACTCTGGGGTTTCTCCTGTTCCTTTTACATCTTCTGTTAAAAAATATTCACCTTCTGCTACTTCTGGGGTTGATTCATTTAGCAGGGTATCGCTTTCTGCGGCCTGTTGTTCCATAATCGTTACCATTTAGTTATAAAATTTCAGCTTGTTGAATTTGATTTATAAGAAATTTAACTACGCCCGCTTCACCATTATGGTATGCAGACTCGTAATTAATGTTTGTAGAGGAAAAAGAAGTATCATTGTTGTAAACAAACCTAGCAGTCAGATCAGCTAATACCCGCTTTCCATCCTCATCATTAAAACACCGATGATATGCTTTCGCAAGATTAGCTATTTTCTCTCTGTTTTTAGCGTTGTCTTTTTGTGCGCTTTCTACATCTAATTTAACTTGTTCAATCTTGTCCCAAGTCATACTTGAGTTTGTCCTTGCATTGGTGGCTCACCAGTATCCATGCCTTGTTGTGCTACTTGCGCTCCAGCCTGTATTATTTGCTGTTTTTCCATAGGGCTTCTTACTAACTCAGCAGGCATTCCAGTTTTTTCTGCTACCCATGTTCCAAAGTCTTCTAACTTAAATCCTATTTTAGCTTGATCAGGACCAGCATTTTGTAATACAAACTGTACAGCTTGTTGCACATTAAGAATGTCTTCACTATCTTGTGCGCGAGCTAACGGTGAAGTAAATTTAATTTCTATATCTCGACCATCTAATTGTAAAGGCTGTAACAATCCTCTACGTGTCAATATAGACGCTACACGTTTTATTATAGGAATAAGTACCTCTGTTTGCAAACGTCCAAATGCAGAACCTATTCTTTTAGCAAGCTCTCTAGACTCAATAGCTACTTCTGTAGCAGATCTAACAGCACCACTAGGATCTCTAAGATCGTTAAACAAAGATCGTTTTATAGCCATTTGCATATCATTAATAACAAATTGCGGTAATTGTAAATTAGCTCCTGTATCTAATCGACGAATAGAAGGATTAGACGAGTTATTAGAACCAACTGGAATAACAACCCCCGGACTTATGCTAATATTGTATGGATTAGTTACACCATCATCCGTAGCTGTGTACATTCCTGCAAGGTCTATAGCGGCTTTTTGTAATGAAAATTCTTTTGCTTTGTTTAAAGATTTAACATCAGGCAATGCNTGTAATGCTGGACCACGGCCACGTATCTCACCAGCTACTTTAGAGTAACGACCAGTAACCCAAGGGCTAGATGCGCCAAANTCTTCCATCCAGCTAATACGATCTTCTTTNCCTACCCATAAGCAACCGTAATAAGTCTTAGCTTTAGGCAAATAAACAACGCCTTCACTGACATCTACTTCAGACTCAGGATGACTTTTAATTTTTTCTGCAATTTCTTGTGATGGCTCAAATCCTTTCCACTTTCTAGATAGGTCACGTACCTTTACTTTAAATCTACGCCAATGTGTTTCTACATTCCCATACGGACCTTCTTCAAATGCAATACCTTTTTGTGGAATAGCAGTAAATATAATGGGCATATTGTTATCAAGGTCTTCATCTATTCTTAAAGTCCCTGTTCCTATAAGAAGATCAAGAGCGTGTTCATAGAACTGTGTAGCAAAGTTAGATCGATTAATGTAATCAAAGATAATATCAGATTGTTCTTCTAGGTTAGATCTTATATCTTCTTCTGATACGTTGTATTGACCATTTTTTAACAATAATTTAACTTGATTAGATGGTTCTAATGTAGCCCAACGAGACCATATAGGTGCGATGTTTTCTTGTAACTTACTAGCACCTTGTTGAATAGCTTCTAGCGCAGTAGAGTCAAAGATTTTATCCATTTTCTTTTGACCAGCACGAGAGTCCTCAAACAAATTTCTATTAGGAAGAAAGTATTCATAAGCATCATCAAGTTGATCACTCCAGTATGTTGATCTTTCAAATGCTTTTGATTCACGCCTTTTAAGGTCTGTTAGAGAACCTAACTCTGCTGGTAATTTCATCTAGTTTTGCTCGCTGTTCTTCTATTTGCTGACGTAACTCCAGAATAACCTCCAGCCATACTACTACTGCCTGTAGATCCTGCCCCCATCATGCTACGTNTTGCACCACCACCAGAAGCTTTAGTTGCTTGAGCTAATAAAGAAGATGCACCTAACTTACCTCTAGCCGCGGCCTTTAATCTTTTTTCACTNTCTTCTATTTCTTCGTCTAACATACGNGAAGTTCGCTGTTCTGCGGCTAACTCCTGAGCAGTAGGCTNTNGTGCTTNAGGTCGTTTTAGAAATCCCATGATGTTTCTCCAAATATTTTAACAATTGATATGGCGTTAAGATAAATGGGTTACNAATGCCCAATATCTGCTTAGTATGTCCAACACAAGTATTCAACATAAATAACGAATGCTGATTATCTTTAGGTTGAATTTTTAAAATACACTTACTGCCGATTATACTCTTTTCGTCAGTCGTTGTGAATAAATCAAATCCACTACAATTTTTAGCAAACACTAAAAAACCTTGTCCAGAGGGTTTAACCACGTAGCAATGTCTTATATCTTTCTTTAAATAACGACTCCACCAGTTAGTTTGATCGTCTTCAAAGACAACATAGACATCAGAAGACATTAAAATTAACCTTTGCTGTTACAGGTTTAGAAAAGTTTTGTGATGCCCGTAGTGCTTGTCTGCCCTCACCTTCGCCTTGTAGTGCGTACTCTAAGGCTTCAACAGGGTGTGAGTATTCATTCTTATCGGGTTCATCAGTGTATCTTTCACCACTGGCTTGTACTCTTCTATAACAGAATCCACCTTGCAATCCTTTACGGATCATAGAAGCTTTAGGTAGGACAGTGAATCTAGGCTTACCATCCATGCACATTTCTTTCATAGGGACTTCTAATGCGGCTCTACGCTTAAGAGGGTCATTACTTTGTGTAGGTTGACACGGAATCCCTGCGGCTCGCATAATTTGGAAAGGTGTNTCAGAGTTAGATTGGTTTTTATTGTTACCAGAAGGATCACCCCANCCTTTAAANTCGTGTTCAGGGTATGTTTCTTCAATGTATCGTTTTAACGTAGGGGCAAAGTCAACAGCACCAGAGTCAGTTAACACCATTTCATCAAAACATATCCAACGGCCTATAGATGTTCTTTGAATAAATGCACAAGCAGGGGTACGACCAAAATCAAACCCTAAGATAATAGGGTAATCAATAGAAGGTTTAAATTCTAAATGCTGACAATGGACTGAATCTGTATACATTGGGTGTACAGGTTTACCGTTAGAGACAAATCCGTATTCATTAGCTAGATTTACTTTAATCCAATCATCTGTTTTCCCTTGTAGTCCTCTTTCATAATAACTTTCAGGAAGATTTTCAAGGTTCTCAGCGTTTTTATTAATAATCCAATCTTCACCATCTTTTAAAACTCCACCAGATTGCCTAAAAAATGACCAGTTATTAGGTCGTTCTATCTCTGCTAGTTTAAAATACCAATGATCTTCATCAGGAGCGTTACTATCTCCTATAATTCCATGATGAGTAGGACGTGCGCCCTCTTTGTTAGAGGGATATCTACCATGTCTAAGGTCTAACATATCTAAAACAGACTTAGAATGCTCTTTAGTTTCGTTTAACCACACCCATGTAGTCTGTATACCCCTAGCTTTCTTAACGTGTTCAGGACGGTCAAACGCAATAAACACAACATCACAGTGGACAGAGGTTCCATCATCTAGTTTAAATCGTATAAAGTGTGTAGGAGGCTCTTTATTACCTTGTTTAAAGTCACCTAACTCTCCGTGTATTTCTAGCCAATCTTTAATCGTAGTAGAAAACAATTCAGAATAAGTGTTACGAGCCGCAATAACCCTAGATAAACGGACATTGTAGTTTTTATGTTGCTTATCTTTAACAGGTTCCTGTTCGCACATTAAGTCAAACAGTTTAAGAATACATTGAACTGTCTTACCTGAACCCAATGGACCCATAATAAAAGAGTTTCTTGCACGGCAATCATTAAAATCTTGAAGGACTTGGCCTTGAGGCATCAAGTTATATTCGATTCTCATTTTGACCAGTTTATTTTATCGTAATTAAGTTTGAATGTTTCTCGACTACTGAATGTAGACTTTCTAGGGTGACTACCCTTACCACCATTGTATTCAGGAAAGTGTCTATCTCTTGTTTCTTTGTCTAACTTATGAACTAAATTAGGACCTTTCTTGCCCATTTACCATCTCCCACATATACACTCTTCTTCTAAACAAACACACTCACCAGACATCTTTTCATGCAGTATATATAAAACTTCCTTCATTGCATAATGATCTTTATCTATTAACGCTGTACAAAATGCCTCTATCAATTCGTAATCAGAATCCGTAATAGGCTCATCTGTATTTAAATCAATCATCAGCTAACCAATCCTTTATAATTAATGACTTTGCTAATTCTAAATAAAACAGCTCCTGTTCACTTGTAAGCGTACTTCCTACCTCTACCCCTACATCGCCTATACTTATTAAAAGAAAGTCCTTAGAACGCTTTATATGAGCTTCTATGAGGTCTTCTGCATCAGGTCTAAGCTTTATTATAGTCATCTAATTTTTTTTTGCGGGGGACATATATACATCACATCGCGCCACTTTCGGGGATGGGGGTCCCTTTCTCATTGCGCATTGTCATTGCTTCCGCCATCGTATCGCTTTCGATTGACTGAGATCACAAGCCCCTCATCTGGGGTGCTAACTTCTGTAGCTTTTAGTTTAGGCGTGACGAACTCCGCTATCTTTCCCCATGCGACGATTGACTCTTTCTGGTTGGTTACTGATGGATCATTCTGGGCTAGCTCATCCAGTGTTACGGCTTGTTGTGCCATCTTCATCACTGGGTCAAAGTCCTTACCGTACATTGCTTTGAGTCTGTTAAGTAAAAAGGTCTTATTCTTTCCCAGCGCTCCTTTAGGTCTTGCCATGTCTTATAGTCTCCTATTCTTTATTTCTACGCCCTTGATTCAATTGATCATTTTTTAACCAATTTGGTCAATATTTAACCAATTATAGCATTAAATAGCTGTTAATTACCCTTATATATGCGTTTAAGTTCTATTTAGTTATGACCTTATAAGAATTCTGTATAAAAATAGTGTATTCAGTGTTGACAGTTGTTAATGCATGGATATAATAGATCCCACAACAAACAGGAGAAATAACAATGAAATCATTTACTGACACTAACACGCAAAATGTATTGGGATTATGTTTAACCATGTATCACGCAGACTTAAACCCTGTTGCGTCTTTTGAAATGTTAAAAGCTAGCTTAATGAGTAACGACTATGGCATTGACGAA